GGAACCCCCCTTATTCAAGAATTAAGGGCAACAGGTGTGCTAATCTCTGAGTATACTCCGTCAAGAGGCAATGATAAGATAACCCGCGTTAATTCGGTTGCAGACATATTTGCAAGCGGTATAGTGTGGGCCCCACCTACAAAATGGGCAGATGACGTGATTGAAGAGTTTGCATCTTTTCCGGCAGGAGAGAACGATGACTTGGTTGACTCCGCAACGCAAGCCCTTATGCGCTTTAGACAGGGCGGGTTGATCCCACTGCCAACAGATGAAGAAGATGACGATCTCCCACGCCGTAGACGCCCAGCGTATTACTAACGTAAAGGATAAAAAATGATTGAGAACATGGGCATTGCCGCTCTACCCGAAGAAGAACTTATTATTGATATTGTGGTTGATGAAGGTGAAGGATCACCTACGTTGACGGCAGAAGATCTTTTTGCCGAGGAAGAAGATTCAGGTCCAGAGTTTGATGACAACCTAGTTGATTTTGTTGATGCGGCAGAGTTGGAGATGCTCGCCGCAGACTTGCTATCTGATATTGAAGGCGATAAGTCCGCCCGCAAAGAGTGGGAAGAGACATACCGCAAAGGGCTCAAACTGTTGGGCCTGAAGTACGAAGAGCGCTCCGAGCCGTGGGAGGGCGCGTGTGGCGTTGTCCACCCCATGATCACCGAGGCGGTGATTCGGTTCCAGTCTGAATCAATCATGGAGACATTCCCGTCTGGCGGGCCTGTCAAAGCAAAAATCTTGGGCGAACCCACGCCCGAGAAAGAAAAGCATGCCAAGCGTATTACTGAAGATCTGAATTATCAGCTCACGGAGCGCATGGTTGAGTTCCGCCCAGAACACGAGAGGATGCTATTCGCACTGCCTTTTGTTGGGTCAGCGTTCAAAAAAGTTTACTACGACCCGTCATTAGGACGGCAGACCAGCGTGTTTGTTCCCGCTGAGGATGTATTAATTCCTTACGGCGCATCAGAACTTACTACCTGCCCGCGCGTGACCCACATCATGCGCAAGACCAAAAATGAAGTACGAATCCTGCAATCTGCTGGGTTTTATGTTGACGTCGATCTTGGCGACCCCATCCGTACGATGGACGAGATTCAGCAGGCTAAGGACGACGAGACCGGCTTTGATGCTACGTATGACGATAGGTTTTTAATTTATGAAATCCACGTCGATCTAAATCTTCCGGGTTATGAGGAAGAGGATGATGTAGCTATTCCGCACATTGTTACTATCGAGAAGGGGACTGGCACAGTCCTAGCAATCCGCCGCAACTACGAAGATGGTGACGTGCTAAAACGCAAGCGCGATCACTTTGTCCAGTACACATTTATTCCGGGAATGGGTGCTTATGGGTTGGGATATGTTCATCTTCTTAGTGGTCATGCAACTGCCGTTACTTCAGTTACTCGTCAGCTGGTGGATGCGGGAACGCTGGTCAACCTACCGGGAGGACTGAAGACGCGAGGTCTTAGGATTAAGGGAGACGACACTCCTATTAGTCCCGGTGAGTGGCGAGATGTAGATGTGGGGTCTGGCACGCTGCGAGACAACATCATGCCCCTGCCGTATAAAGAGCCTAGCCAAGTGCTTATGGCGCTACGCGGCACACTAGTTGATGAGGCTATGCGGTTTGCTGCTACAGCAGATCTGAAAGTTAGCGACATGAGTGCTAACGCCCCGGTGGGGTCTACGCTGGCTATTATCGAGCGCATGCTCAAGGTGATGACGGCTGTCCAAGCGCGGCTGCACTATTCGTTCGCGCAAGAGCTAAAGATCATCAAGCGGCTGGTGCGAGACACCGCGCCTAAAAACTACGACTACGACGTGGAGGGTGGCCGCGCTATTAAGCAGTCGGACTATGACTCTGTAGATGTGGTGCCGGTATCAGATCCTAACGCAGCCACAATGAGTCAACGCGTCATCCAGTATCAGGCTGCGCTGCAGTTGGCTAATCAGATGCCACAGGTGTTTGACCTCAAGGTCCTCGCTAGGCAGATGATCGACGTGTTGGGTATTAAGAACGCTGAGAAAGTTGTTCCGATGGCTGAGGACATGAAGCCACGTGATCCGGTCTCTGAAAATATGTCGCTGCTCAAAGGCGAGCCGGTTAAAGCGTTCATCTACCAAGACCACGAGGCGCATATTCAAGTCCACAAGTCGTCGATGGACGACCCCACTATTAAGGCAATGATCGGGCAGAACCCGCAAGCTCCGGCAATCCTTGCGGCAGCTATGGCTCACATTAATGAGCACCTCGCGTTCAAATATCGCAAAGATATTGAGGACCAGATTGGCGTGCCACTCCCACCGCCTGACCAGCCGCTGCCAGAAGACCTTGAGGTTGAGTTGTCTAGGCTTATGGCTATTGGTGCTAAACAGCTTGTGGACGTCAACACGGCTAATGCACAACAGCAACAGAACCAGCAAGCGTCACAAGACCCTGTATTGCAGCTACAGCAGCAGGAGTTGAAGGTTAAACAAGCCGAGGTTGTTCGCAAGACTCAAAAAGACATGATGGACAACGCTGTTAAGAAGGCCGAGCTTCAACTTAAGGCTATGGAGCAGCTCCACGGAGCCAAGATGGAGTCGTTTGGCGCGCAACTACAGTCGTTACAACCGCCACAACCAGCTCAGCAACCGCCAAAGGGTAAGTAAATGGCTAAAACAGTTCTAGACGTGCTAAGGGATCGCATTCGCCAGCAGTTAAATGACTACGCTGATGACCTTGCGACGGGTATGTGTACAGATTTTCCTGAGTATCGACATCTTTGCGGGGTAATTCGGGGTCTAGCCACCGCAGAGCGCTTGCTTTTAGACCTTGCTGACCAAATGGAACACTCTGATGACTGAAGAAGTTAAAAAACCAACGCAATTACCCGAACCAAAAGGGTATTTTTTGCTTTGCGCGCTCGTAGACGCCTCCGAAACCTTCGATTCTGGTCTGATTAAGTCCTCAGACACTAAAAGAATGGAAGAAATTTCCTCACCGGTGCTTTTTGTCCTAAGAATGGGCCCAGAAGCGTACCAAGATGCAGATAAATTCCCGAGCGGGGCACGCTGCGAGGAGGGAGACTTCGTAATTACCCGCCCATACGCTGGTTCAAGGGTAAAAATTTACGGAAAAGAGTTTCGTTTGATCGCTGATGATCAAGTTGAGGCAGTTGTTGACGATCCACGCGGCATTTCGCGGGTTTAATACGGAGTAAACCATGGAAGAATTTAAGTTTCCAGACGAATTGGACACTAGTCCAATGGAAAATGAGGCCAATATTCAGGTCGAAATTGTAGACGATACGCCTGAACAGGACCGTAATCGTAAGCCTATTGGGCAAGAAACAGTTGATGTTTCTGACGAAGAACTGTCCCAATACGGGGGTAAAGTTCAAAAACGCATCAAAGAGCTACGGCATGGCTACCATGATGAGCGACGAGCCAAAGAAGAAGCTATTCGCGCTAAAGAAGAAGCTATCGCCCACGCCACACGGCTGCAGCAGGTCATCTCGCAGGGTCATAAAACCTATGTCGATATGGCTAAAACTAATGCTGAAACCGAGATGCAAAAGGCTAAGCAAGCTATTAAAGAGGCTTATGAGTCTGGTGATACTGATAGGCTTATTGAAGCGCAAGAAAGTTTTAACGATGTACAGTTTAAGTACAGGCAAGTTAAAGCCATGCCGGATGAACCAGCTTTACAAGAGGCTGATAATTCTGTATATAGTCAGTCACCGCCTCAGCAATCAAAGCCAGACGAAAAAGCGGCACGGTGGCAAGCCCGTAACGCATGGTTTGGTAGCGATGATGAAATGACTAGCTTTGCGCTGGGTGTGCATAAGAAGCTAGTCGAATCGGGGGTTGATCCCCGCAGTGAAACTTATTACGAGAGAATTGACTCTCGCATTAGGGATGTTTTCCCAGACTATTTTGGTGTGGAGAAACCCCGAAAACAATCACGTGGACAAAGCGTGGTTGCCCCAGCTACGCGGTCTACCGCACCGCGCCGAGTGAAACTGACTACCTCGCAAATCAGTGTGGCTCGACGTTTGGGTGTTACACCCGAGCAATATGCTAAACAACTGGTCGCCTTGGAGGCTAATTATGACTGAACGTGCTTCTCGTGAATCAACTACCCGTAGTGTCGCTCCAGCCCGGAGGAAATATACCCCTCCTAGCTCATTGCCAGATCCACGCCCAATTCCGGGTTATGGGTTTCGGTGGATTATGACGCACGTTATGGGACAGTCTGAGCCGTCTAATGTTAGCAAGCGTTTTCACGAGGGCTGGGAGCCAGTACGTTCTGAGGATCATCCTGAGATGTCCTTTGCAACTAACAAGTCAGGAAACATTGAGATTGGTGGTTTGATGCTTTGTAAGTCTCCTAATGAAGCTATTGAAGCTCGTGAAGAGTATTACGCTAATCAGGCTATCGCACAATCTGAGTCAGTAAACAACCACTACATGCGTCAAAACGATGCTCGTATGCCACTTTTTGCAGACACTAAGTCGACTGTTACACGTGGCTTTAACAGGTAATTTTTAAATTAAGGAGTCTTAAATGGCTA